AGCCCCGCCATAGGCACGGAGAAGGGCGCTGCTGTCTTGCTGTAAATCTTGCCAGCGAAGACGTAGGTATCGTCCTCTTGCCAGCCATAGTTTGATGGCACTTTAACGGCTGCCTTACCGGTACTTGCTTGTTCCACGCATGCCCTCACATATTCAAAAAGGTTTTTGTCATTACCAGCGCCAAAGGAGGCGATGATGTTTTGTTGAGCCAGTGCTTTGACTGTCTCGTCTTTGCTCACCACCGCCCGCTGCGGGATGGTGATTGTTGCTGGGCCTTCTGGCCGCAGCGCTAGCATGTGAACAGTGTGTTCACCGCCGCTGTTCAGGATATCCACCACGAACAGATCGTATGGCAACAACATCACCTGCTTCTTGGTTCTGTTGCCTTCAGCATCTTCCATCGACTTTTCGGAGAACACGCCGCCCTTGCTGCCGTAGCCGAACCCACGCGGAGGCGTAGGACGCAGCAGTTTCTTAATCTCGGGCGCGATGCTAGGGCTTTCCGATGGGATAACGATTTCGATTTCTTTCTCAGCCACGTCCACCTCGATCACACGGCCAAGCGCAAGCGGGTTGGTAATTTTGCCGAAGTGTTGACACCCGTCACAGCCGCCCGGGTTCTCGCTCTCAAACTTCACGCACGGGTACGGCCCCTTGATCTGGGCTTGTTTTTCACGCATGCGCTGTTCGTCATAGGGATGCAGCCCACTGAGCCACACCGCCGCACGCTCTGCGTCCACACACTTCTGGGCAATACTCAGCCAGCCACGCCACAAGGGCTCCATGCCGTCATCTTCGGCGTTCTCTACGAAGTGCTTGAGCTGAGCGCAGCCGGTGCCCTTCTTGGTCTTCAGGTAAATCGTGCCGAACTTGGTCGTGCTGTTCTCAAACAACTTGGCTCCGGCCATCGTGGTCGGGACTGCTGGCGCTGCATCTGGGCGCTTCCCCGGCAGACTCAGCGCAGACGTTGCCGCTACTGGAGCCATCGTGGTCAGCTTGGCTGCAATGGCTTGGCTGATGGTGTCAAAGTTAAAGCGGTCGCCCTCGGTCAGCAGCCTGACTTGCTTGGGCTCCCCGTACTTCCACGAGCCGTCTTCTTTGTTCTTCTTGAAGTTAAACGTGTTGGGGATGCGCAGCACCCGTGCAGCGTCTGCTGTCACAGTCATGTCGATGTTGAGCTTTTGCTGCTTGCACAGGCGCTTTAAGTTCTCGGCGGTGGGCTTCCACACAGCCACGTCGATGTCTTCAGTAAACGGCCAGTAGCAGTGCAGTCCACCGCCAGAGAACACAATCCACGGAGTGCCCAGCGCATCCAAGCCAGTGTCGGCAAGGAACGCACCGAGTGCCAGTGCAGCCTGCTTCTTGGAAGCGTAGCCGTCCATGTCGATAAACAGGGACTTGATGGAGCGGGCGTTCTCCGCCGTGCGCTTGCCCGATGTCTCAAACGATGCCAGTGCGAAGTAAACGTCCTGCTGTGCCTCGACCCAGTTGTCTACGGCAGGGTAAAAGTCTTCCAGATTTTCAACATACCGATGCTCTTTCTTTTTTGTGCTGAGTTCTGCCGCGCAGTACAATCCGTTATGCGGAGACGGCAAAACAACCGCAAGGAATTCAAGCGGGTTCATTAGCGTCCTTGGGGTTTACGCGAACAGGTCGAGTTGCTTTTCGTCGTGGACGGGGTGTTCGTCAATGATGGCGAGGCGGCAGAAACGGGAGTACAGCTCAAACTGAACGTCGAGTGGGAAGCCCGCTGCTTTCCAAATGTTGTCGCAGTGCAAAATCAACTCGCGGTTGCTCAGGCTTGAAGGTTGTAGTGTTGACATATTTTTTTCCATGCCTCGTCGGCAGAGCGTGAAGTTTGAAGGAATTTGAGCAGCGTTTCTACGCGGTGCTCGTACGCAGGAAAGATGTCTCCGCCTGCGAACCAGTTGTATGCGGTCTGGCGTGTAACGCCTAGCGCTTTGGAGATGCGAACGACAGAGAAGTCATGGTGAACTGCCCAACGTCCGAGCTGATTGCCCGGAGTCTTCGGCGCACGCATAACCATGTCGATTGTTTTTTGTGAGTAAGCCATAGTGTTCTTAAAGGTGGGGGTACTCGCTGCACTGTTTGCAACACGGTAAGCCGAATTGCGTGACGCGGTGTGCGACACCAGCATCCGCTTTCCCCCCGAAACTAATTACTCGTCATCCCAATCAGCAACGACATCGGCCAGCGCTTTCTTGCCGGGCACAGCCGTGGGCTTTGCCGCCGCTGCCTTCTTCACGACTGGCTCTTCGTCTTCTTCGTCCTCGACCACTGGGGCTGGCTTGGCCTTGGCCTTAGCCTTGGTAATCTTGGCTCGCTCAGCCGCAATCGCTGCTTCCTCGTCTTCGTCCATCATCTCGCCCATTGGCCTAGCCTTCGGTGCTGCACCCTTTAGCGCATCAGCAGGCTTGCCCATATCCATACCGGCGGCGTCCATCGTGATGGCCTTCTTGGCTTCGGAGGTTGCGCCTTGCTTGGTGGCTTCAGCGAACTCGTCATCAGTCAACCAGCGCATCGCCTTAAAGAACAGCTTGGGGGACTCACTGGCGGTGTCGAACTTCATACGGGTCACAACAGTGCTGGGGTCAACGCCTTGGGCCACGAGCCAGCGAGCATACGCTTGCAGTGGGCGGTTGTCGCCGTCTTCCTTACCGAAGATCGAGGTGGCTGGCAGGGACAACTGCATCACATCGCCTTCAATGTTGTTGGCCAGAGTCACGGCCAAGCGCTGCTGATAACGACAAGCGCGTGTGTTGCCATTGCCTGACCCCGCCACGTTCTGGTCGCAGGAGGCGCAGGTGTCGGACTGCTTGTTCTTGCTCTTGGGGTCTGGCGTGTCGCCGTCGTTGGACTGACAGTCAGGTGCGGTTGCGGTTGCGTCCTTGTCGTACTTAGCGGCGTAGAACACACGGGCTACTTTCGGTGCGGCCTTGACTATCACCACATCGAGGAAGCGCTCATCGACTGCTGCGATTTCTTTGCCAGCAGAGATCAGACGGAACACACCGCCTTTTATCGACACACGTTTGCCGCTGGCAGCGCCACCACCCGCAAGGGCTTTGGCAATGTCAGACATCTCGGCCTTGCGTGCGAAGGCGGGTACTTGGGAGGGATTAAACAGAGCTACATTACTCATGGTCTTCTTTCTTACTTGCTTGGTTTGCGAACGGAAATATCGTACTCAGCATTGGAGTTGAGTCCGGGTGGCAGAACGCCGGGGTTTTCTTCGAGGAACTGCTTCATGTTGGTCTGAGCAATTCGTTTCTCGAACAGGTCGAGCGCGTCATGCTGCGTCACAAAGGTCTTGAACGAGTCCCAGTCCGTTGTTGAGTAGCGTGTCTTGATCGACATGACAACAGTGCCTTGCGGCGTGTTGACAGATGTGACACCAAGCGCTTGCATCTGGTCTTTCATTGCATGCTTGATGTCGTCTTGCGTAGCCTTGAGCACTTCCACTTTCGTGTCGTACTCTCTGGTCAGTGTTTCGATTTCGCTGCGAATCTTTCGGTAGACCTTCGCCAACTTGTCGAGTGGTATGACTGTTGTAGTCATGGGCTTCTCCTATTTTGTTTTGTCTAAGGTTGGACAGTGTACACAAGTTTCTGGTCTTTGCAACTCCTTTATTTTTTAATTTCCATGTTGAACATCTCAGTCAAAAGTGAGTGACTGCTTACGTTACTTTGCAAGGCTCTGAACATCTTCTTTTCGATGGGGCTACCCTCGATGTGAATGACCGTCACCTTGTCAGAGTCCTGACCCTTCCTGTCAGCTCGTGCAATGCACTGCACGTATTGCTCAACAGACATCAACGGTCCGTAGAACACAACAGTGTCCGCAGCAGTTAGGGTAATCCCGTGTGCCGATGCCTGCGGCTGCATCACAAGGACTCGCGGGTTGGCTTCGGTTTGAAAGCGCTTGATGATGTCAGCACGCTTGGGCGCTGTGACGCCGCCGTGTATGCACTCCGCGCTGATGCCCTTCTTGAGCAGGTGCGTGTGCAGCGCGTCAATGCTGGAGCGGAACAGCGCGAAGATCAGAACCTTGCGGTCAGTCTCCTCAAGAATTTCTTCAATGACGCTAAGCCTTGGGCTGGCATCAAACTCTACTACCTCGTGGTCGTCCGTGTAGGCCGCACCACAACTGATCTGGAGCAGCTTGGACACGCTAGCTGCGGCATTGACCGCGCTGATTGTCTCCCCCGCCGCATGGATCATCATGCTGTCCTTGAGCAAGTTGTAGTACTTGGCCTGCTGCGGTGTGAGCGCCACTTCACGCGTTACTGTAACGACCGGCGGCAAGTCAAGACACTGCGCCTTGGTGAACCTGATGGCCGGTTGCAGCGCCTCATGCACTAGGTTCTTTGCGTCAGGCTTCGGTGCCCACTTGAACATGGTGATCTTGTTCATCACTTTGTCCCGCCACGCCGTGAAGAACTTGGGTACGCCGTCCGGGTTCACCAGCTTGGCCAAGCCATACGCATCGACCGGAGACTGAGACGCAGGAGTTCCCGTCATCATCCACAAAAAAGTCTGGGGCTTGATGATTGTTGATAGGGACTTCCAGCGCTTGGTGCTCATGGTCTTGTACGCATTGGCTTCATCGACGATGACCAGATCAAACTTGCCGTTGGCTACCACCTCGCTGGCAATCAGGTTCAGCCCCTCGTAGTTGGAGATAACGATCTCGTAGTTCTTCTGGATCATCTCGATGCGGCGTGATGCTTGCGGGTGGTGGGCAATGATGGCCGAGCGGTGGATGACGCTGTTGCTGATGTCCCCCATCCACGCTGACTGCATGATCGACAACGGGCACAGGATAAGCATGCGCCTGATCTCCCCACGCTGCATCAGATAGTCAGCAGCCCACAGCGCACTGAGCGTCTTGCCTGTGCCGGGTTCACTGAACACGAACGCCTTGCGGTTAAGCGTCAGGAATGCTGACGTCTCGATCTGGTGCGCCATCGGCGTGTAGCGTCCGGGCCAGTCGTAGTTGCGTGTGATCGGCGATGGCAAGTTCTTGACGCCGAGGTTCTTGAGAACCCTGACTTCATCCAACCCCCAGAACACTGCTACAGAACTCGATCCGTCATCGTGCTCTTCAACTATCTTACTTCTCGGAATTACTCTGTACTTCTCAGGGCTGCGCGTGCGCAAGAGCAGCGCCTTGTTCTCGATGATTTCCATTGCTTCTCCATGTTTTTATTTGTTGTCGCCTTGATTGGCGCTCTTGCTGCGTAACCGCGTGTTGCTCGGTATGGTCTTGCCACCTTTGCGCAGGGGCTTGATGTGGTCGATGTCCTTGCCTGCGCGGTCTACGCCCTTCTTGTCGTATTCGCGCCGTGCCTTCTGGCGTTCGTGTTGGTCTGAGCTAGGGCCGGACTTGCCAGTTTGCAAGTCACGCTTGTACTCTTTCTTGTAGTCTCTGGTGGCCATACTATTACTCCAGTTAAAGGTTTCTAAAAATTTTCAACAGTCTTGAACCGCACCCTTTACAAAGCGTTGCGGTGTCTCCTAACTCAAACATTTTCTTAATAATGGCGGCTTGAGTAACCTCATAAAAAATAGCTTTTTCTTGTTGGGGATCAAAGCCCATGTCGTACCCCTCATCCACAATAAGTTCAAACGCCTCGTCCCTGTGAGGGCTAATTAAATACAGCGTCTTAGCCTGCGTGCCGCAATGTTCACACTCAATCTCTCCCTGTGTCGCAGAGTATTTTTCCAGTGTCCTTCTTAGTGCGGCGTAGTCTGCATCTTTCACACTTCACCTCTTAGTGTTGAACTCGCAGCCAGCGCAGGGGCACCAGCCGCAGAGCGGGGTTCGTGTGGGGTTCCACACATTGTTTGCTACTGACGCCTCAATCTTAGCGACTCGCTCCCGATACCGCCACCACTCAGCTTCGGCCTCGTCTACCGCCATGCTGTGCTTGACCATCGAGTTCTTGACCACGAACAAAAGCGCAGAGTTAACCTTGCGTATGTGCGGGAAGTGCTTGAACACCATCAATGACATAAGGCGTAGCTGGTCGCGGTCTGGGTACTTGTCGTTGCCCGTCTTGTAGTCCACCACCCACGCTGTCAGGTTCTCGTCGTCAATGATGAGCAAGTCGGCAATGCCCCGCGCCCATGCGTCCTTGGCTTTCCAATCACACACCTTTAAGTCCTGCGTCAGCGCCATCTGAAGCTCGGCTATCTTGCGCCCGGGCTTGGCGATCAGGGCATCGAGCGTGTCTTTGACATAATCGAACTTAGGTGGGATCGGCGTGCCGTCAGCCACATAGTCTTCTGCGGCCTTGTGCAGCACCGTTCCGTAGCGCGTTGCCTCAGTCTCAACGAACGGGTACTTCTTGAGAATCTTGACTTCGTGGTAGCGGCGGGCGCAGCCTTCGTAGTCCTTGAGGGAGCTGTGGCTCCACGTTACTGGCTTGGTCATTCAAAATCTCGCTGAGTTGATGGCCTTGGTAAGCCGGTGTGCAAACTCGGTAACAAACTTCTCGTCTCGGTTCAGTGTGTCACGCCCCATGTCGTGCAGGATGGCGTGCGTGACTTCATGCCAGAACGACTCCTGTACTTGCTCAGGCTGAAAGACTTTCTGCGTCACATTGCTGCGCCGCCCCAGCTTGATCGTCTGTGCCGTGTAACTGATGCGTCCCATGACTCGCTTCTCCAGCATGGCCTCCACGATCTCGATTGAATACTGCTTGTTACCCACGCGCACCTTGCGCGGTATGGGTGCTTTGATTACTGCCATTACTTCTCCTTTAGTTTTTCGCCAAGCCATAACGCTTGTGTGTGCCCCCGTCAGCGGCCAGCGGTATGCCCGGCATGTACTTCGGCTCCATAGTCATCTGCGCCAAAACCCATGTTTTAGCATCAGCAACGTCCTCATCAGGCACAACGACAATCTGCTCGTCATGCACGGTTCCAGCCACGAAGTACCTCTTCGCGGTTCTCAGCATCCCATCAGTCATCACGCATCTCGCTACGCCCTGCGTGACATTGTTGGTTATTTTTCCTGCGTACAGTTTAGTCTTATCTGCGCCGTATGTCCACTGGGGTCTTCCCTGCTCATCTTTTCCCAGCGTTAAGTCAGGGTACAACAGGCTCATGCCAGAGGGCAGCACGATCTCCCCCTTCTTGAAGGTCACACACTTGTGGGTGTACTCGTTGCCGTCGTACAGGCTGTGCTTAATCAGGCTCCCGAACAGGTTCCACAACGCCACCACAGGGGTGGCTGTTTGGCGGTACTTGTCGATGATGGCTTTGGCGGCAAGACAGTGGAGGACCAGCTCATCTATGCTGCATGTGTGCGGGATGTCCCGTAGCTTGGCTTCTGTGTCAAACCACTCCAAGAACTTAACAGCCCCCTTCTTAGTAACGCCCAGTTCTCGTGCAAACGAGCCGCTGTAGCGCACAGGCGGCGCACCCAGAAACCCTGTCGTTAGCTGTGAAGCAAACGATGCCCAGCCAAGACCATAGCCGCACCCGAGAAGCGCTGACTTGGCGGACTGACGAAGATCTGGGTGGCTCTCCTTGGTCAAGCCGGGGATATTAAACATCTGAGCACCGAAAGCAGCGTAGGGGTCACCCCCTGCGCGGAAGATGTCTAGCATTTCTTCGAAGTCCGCCAGCCACGCGAGAACTCGCGGTTCGATTTGGGATAGGTCACCGACAACAATACTGTGCCCTTGCGGAGCCATAATTGCTTTGCGCAGGAACGAGCCCCGTTTGAGGTTCTGCATATTGATGGCGCTGCCTTTGCTGGCCGTCCACCTACCCGTGCTGGCCCCGTAATAGCTAAGAGGAACTGGTAACGCTCCGCGCTTGCTGATGTCAAGAAAGCGCTGAGCCCGCGTCCTTTCCGTCGTTGACTTAACTGCCAGACGCGCTTCGCAGAGTAATGAGACATCCTCGTTTTCGCCATTAAGTAGCGCTTGAAACATCGCATCGTTTTTTGCCAAGGCAAGGGTGCTCTTGCCCGTCGTCTTACTAGTCTTTCTTGGCGCTCGTACGCCAAGCGCTTCAAGCGCGGCTGCAAACTTTGGGTTCGACGCGAGCACAGCTTCGTCCACGCCGAGCCGATGTAGTAGTTGTTCACGTTTTTCCTTTTCTTCATGTAGTGCATCGACCAACATAGC